GCTTTCTTTGGTAATTACTTCAACCCTTTTAAATATAAAAAAGAAAAAGATAATCCTATAGATGAATATTTAAGAAGAATACAATTTAAAGTAGTACCTCCTAGTGATGTCATACCATTTGACAATGAAGGAAATGGTATTAATTTAGATACAAAAGCTTATAACAAACTTACAGGTCTTATTCCAAACATACCTATGAATTTTAAAGGTAAAAACCCTGTATTTGACCCTAAGAATGGTAAACGATTTGGTGAAATGATTTTAGAATTTTCAAGAAACAAAGAAAATATAAAAGCTTTGAAATACCTTGAAAGTGATGATTCTGGTGCTATAGATGCTCAAGCTAATTTAAAAAATAAAGATAAAGTAAGAAAAGAATTACAAAAACAAGTAAGTGATATTTATAAAATATATAAAAAAGCTGCGGTAAAATATTACGAAGAGTTTATTTTAGACCCAGAATTGAAAAAACAAGCAGAAAATGAAACTACAAGAGCTAATGAAGATATAATGAGAATAATTAATCCAATAGTTAATGACTAATCATGGCTACTAACACCACAGCGACAGCAACTACACATACTGGTAATGGTAGTACCAATAACTTTGCAATATCTTTTTCGTTCTTATCTAATGCAGAAATAGATGTAACAGTAGC